AAGATGGACCTTCAAGAAACCCAGCACGAACACAAAGAGTACGTCAACCTCGCAGAACTTGAGATTGCACGTACCGCTGATGACGTTCGCGCCATTGCATCACCAAACGGGTAACAACCACACTAGGAAACCAATGCCGTCACAAGAAGAGCAACTTGTGATGGCGGGAGATGAGGCGGAGGTTCTACTACAGAGCCCCGCCTTCACTTCCGTCATCAATGAACTTGTAGATCAAGCGTTCCAGACATTTGTCAACACAGCGCCGGAAGACAAGGACAAGCGCGAGAGCGCATATAGCCACTATCGAGCTTTAGTCGACGTGGTCAACACAATCAAACAGCGAGTTGAGGTGCGAGATACCATCACCCAGCAGCAGTTAAACAATGGCGACAACAGCCAAGAGGACCAGTAGCACCATGAATAACGTGCAAGATACTAGCTCTGAGCCCCGTGCATTAGATATTGACGATGCAGCGGACGCAATCTTAGGTCGATGGGACGACGGCGAAAGCCTATCTGAAGTCGAAGATGAGGATGCAACACCCGAAGACCTTAACGAGACAGAGGTTGAAGAGGGTGACGAAGACGATGAAAGCCCAGAAGAAAACGAAGACGGTCTAGAAGACCCTGATGACACTGAAGACGACGACGACACAGAAGAAGACACAGACGACACAGATGAGGACGAAGAGCCTTACATAGCGTCTGATGACAATCTTGTGGAAGTGACAGTCAACGGTGAGAACCAACAGGTATCTGTAAAGGACTTGAAGCGGCTCTATGGACAAGAAGCGTCTTTAACCAAGAAGTCTCAAGATTTAGCCGCCCAGCGCAAAACCACAGATGAAAGTCTGGCCAAAACGCAGGCGTCATACCAGAAACTCATGGAACGTGCAGAGCAAAGGTACAAACCTTACGCTGACATTGATATGTTGGTTGCGTCGCAGCAAATGGATACAGAAACCTTTGCTCAATTACGCCAAGATGCACGACAGGCAGAAGACGACCTTAAATTCCTTCGGGAAGAGAGTGGTCAGATGGTGTCAGACATGCAGGCACAGTCACAGCAGGCAAACCAAAAGGCAGCAGCAGAATGCGTTAAAGCCCTTGAGGAAAACCTACCTGACTGGGGTAACGAATTGTATAACGACATTCGTAACTACGCCGTAAAGTCTGGCCTGCCCCAAGACCAAGTTGATCAGTACACAAGTCCAGAAGTGATCATGCTGATTAACAAAGCCCGCCTCTACGATCAGACAAAGCAGTCCGCCGAAGGCAAAAAAGCCAAGGCCAAACTCACGAAGTCGAAGAGCGGCAAAACACGGGTCTTGAGTTCCAAGAAATCACCCCCCTCTAAATCAGATGTTAAGGCCCAGCGGAGCCAAGCGGCTCACCAAAAGCTGAAGTCTAACCCTCGCTATGGTGGTGACACGGATGACATTGCAGCAGCCTTAATGGCCCGCTGGGAAAGCTAACATCCCAAATCTTGCCTAACCCATTGTAAAGGATTACAAATCATGGCTACCTATACTTCATACGACCAAGTCGGCCTCAAAGAGTCAGTTGCTGACATCATCACTGATATTACTCCATTTGACACCCCTGCGTTCAGCATGTTCAAGAGCGAGAAAGTCACTGCCCGCACGTTTAGCTGGCTTGAGGACTCACTTGCTGCTGCTGGTGTAAACGCAGCAGTCGAAGGCGCGGACGCTTCAATGGCGACCCTCACAGACGCCGTAGAGCGCACCAACAACACGCAGATCATTGAGAAGGCCTTTCAGGTCTCCGCAACTGCGGATGCTGTTTCGACTTATGGCCGTGCCAAGGAAACAGCGCACCAACTTGCCAAGAAGCTGAAAGAAATCAAGCGTGACGCAGAGTACGCTATGGTTGGCGTGAATCAGGCTGCTGTAGCAGGTTCTGCATCTGCTGGCCGTAAGATGGCATCTGTACTTACCCAGATTACTACTGCTGTAGACGCTGGTTCTAATGCAAATGATGCCTTGACTGAAGCCAAGCTGCTTGATGCTGGTCAGACTGCCTACAATAATGGTTCTGACGTTGACACCTTCATGATCAAGCCCGGAGATGCACAAATCGTTGCAGGTTTCTCTGCATCCTCTGGCCGTAACCGCGAGATTTCCCAAGGTAAGACATTGGTCAATGCTATCGACCTGTACGTGTCCCCATATGGCGAATACCGCGTGGTTTTGAACCGCCACTTGAAAGTGGACCATGCTCTGCTGATTGACCCAACGATGTTCAAGGTATGCACACTGCGTCCCTTCACACGTACACTGTTGGCTAAAACAGGTGACAGCGATAAGCACCACATCGTTGGCGAGATGTCTGTCAAGCACACCAACTTTGCGGACTCCGTGAAGATCACTGGCTTGTCCTAAACCATAGAGGCTTAGGCCTTACATCATAGGCCTCAGTCTTTACTGGCCCACCCAAGTTCCACACAGGTTTGCTCTCCTGCTTGTGTGGTCCTTGGGTGGGCCTTTTTGATTCAAAGGGAGCACTTTTGTGACCACCAAACAACCAGAAATACAGCAATCCAACACCGACTTCTTGTTCGAGACAGGTACGCTGATCCGCAAGCACACCCAAGACATCACACAGGCATTTCTAGATGACCTCGCTGACGCTCGGAACGAGAGTTCCTCGAAGCCAACTGGCGATTTTCAACGCATTGCCTCTATTCCCACAGTTGTTGCTGAGAAGTGGCTTCGTGAGGGCTTTGACCTATGGCAGGCCAATGGCGCTGAGATTGTAAAGAAGCTGCAATCTGAAGACCTTGGTATGTTTATGGCAACCACCAAAAGGATTTAAGCACAATGAACAAAGGTGAACTCCGGGCGCACATGAAAGCCCTCCTAAACCGTAGCGACTGCACAGATGCCTTGGCCGACACCTTCATTGATCAGGCAATTGGCCGCATCCAAAGAACACTCCGCATTCCTATCATGGAGAAGCAGAACACATACGCCATAAGCAATGCTGCTGGTGCTCCTAGCGTTGCCCTCCCCTCAGACATGCTTGAGCTAATCGACATCTACATTGGGGGTGTGGCGCTAGTGCGTATTCCTATGCATGAGATGCAAGAGGCCCATCAGACAGGCCAAGTGGGCACACCACGCTACTTCTGCCGCCAACAGGGTGCAATCCTCATCCACCCCAAACCAAGCAGCGGCACTCTATACCTCAGCTACTACGGAGAGTTTGATGCCCTAGTGAACGACAGTGACAGCACGCCACTCACGATATTGGCCACTGACGCTATCACTTACACTGCGCTGGGCTATGCCTCTGACTTCTTCTTAGATGAACGGGGTCAGCTATTTGATGGCAAGGCCGCACTGTTTCTCGCTGAGATACAAGAGCAGGCAGATACTGCTGAACAGTCTGGGGGCACCCAAGTTATGCGCCCCACCCACCTCTACGATAATGATTAAAGGAGGCCCCAGATGGCTATTAAGACAAGTTTCTATAGTGGTACTGGTGCTACCGCAGAAGAGCAGTACATGGTTCAACAGGAGGTTGCCGCAGCCGCAGCTAGTGCCATTTCTGCGGATAGCTCTAAAGTGGCCGCTGCGTCCTCTGCGACGGCTGCTGCTGCAAGTGCCTCTGCCTCTGCTGATAGTGCGGTTGATGCTACCAACAATGGTGCTGCTCAAGTAGCCCTAGCTGAAACAGCAAAGACAGCATCTGAACTAGCTGAGACTAACGCAGAGACCGCTGAGAGCAATGCAGCTACTTCGGCTACCAACGCAGCCACGTCTGCGACTACAGCCTCCACGGGGGCTTCTACAGCCACTACGAAGGCTGGCATAGCTACGACTAAAGCTGGGGAAGCATCCACATCTGCAAGTAATGCAGCCTCAAGTGCATCATCAGCACAGGCATCTAAGGATGCTGCTTTGGCTGCTTTGGATTCCTTTGATGACCGTTACCTTGGTTCAAAGGCTACTGCCCCTACCCTAGATAACGATGGGGCTGCTCTGTTAGAAGGTGCGATTTACTGGAATAGTACAAGTAAGGGTCTACTTATTTGGGATGGTGCAGCTTGGCGTGTAGCAGTATTTGATACCGCAGGAGCTATGTTTGGTGTAAACAATCTATCTGATCTGGCTGATGTTGCGGTTTCCCGCACTAATCTCGGTGTTGCAATCGGCACTGACGTACAAGCGTACTCAGCGGTTCTAGCAGGAACAACTGCTTCTTTCTTAACCGCTGACAATACTAAACTTGATGGCATCGAAGCTGGAGCCAAAGCAGACCAGTCATTTGACCAGCTACTAAACAAGACCTCTGGCACAGGGGAATATTCCACAAATGGACACCTTGCGTCTGGACGTGGCAGTGGCGGCGTTGCCATGACGATTAACGACGGCTACGGCAACGCTAACCTTACATTTAACCATAAGAACGGTGTACCCGAACAGGTAGGTAACGTCGCCCGCATTGCAGTCAACACAGACGATACCTCGAACAACGGTATGTCTTTTCAGCTAGGTACTGCTGTTACCGCTGGTGTGGCCCTCGCTGCTTCAGAGGAAATGAAGCTGCTATCTACAGGTCTAAACGTCACCAACAACATCACCCTTGGTGGCACAGTAGATGGACGTGATATAGCTACTGACGGTACAAAGCTGGACGGCATCGAAACTGGAGCAAACGTAACGGACACCGCTAATGTTACCGCTGCGGGTGCGCTGATGAAGACTGGTGGCACCATGACAGGTAACCTTAACGCCACTACTACTCTTAAAGCCATAGATATACGGGCATACGGAGGCCAACAGCTTGTAATCAGCGCAGGTGAATCTCACACAGTGGCCACGGGCCAAACAAGTGAGTTTGTATACATCAATGCAGAGGCTGGCTTGCAGGTAAACAGCAGCCCTAATAATTGGACCTCTGGATGGGGTGGTCGACATACTACTACAATCTGTGATTCTAGTGGCAACAGTAGTTTTCCGGGTGACCTGACACTCACTGGCACAGTTGATGGTCGTAACGTAGCAGCAGACGGCACAAAGTTAGACGGCGTTGAAACTGGTGCAACTGCTGACCAAACTGCTGCTCAACTCTTAGCGAAGATAAAGACTGTAGACGTAAACGGGTCCGGTGGCATTAACGCAGGACGGCTTGACGGACACTCACTCACCGCTGCACCAACGGCCAGCACAGTGGTTGAGCGTACTGGGACTGGCGATATTCAAGCACGTCTGTTCCGCAGCACATATTCCAACACAAACGCCAATACCGTATACTTTATGACTCAGGTAAACCAAGGCGGTGACAACTTCTTGCGGCCGTCAACATTGGCACAAGTTAGGACTAAGGTTGTCGCTGGCGCAGCCGCTGGCCACGTTGGGTCTTACGTGTGGGGCTTGCGAAACGTTACCAACACCTTCGTCAGTTTTGGCACAAACTATGCGGGTTCTCAGCTTAGACCTGCTGGTATTACTGCTACGGCTTGGGGTGTAAGCTCAAACAACTTCACATTTGACGATGAAGGCGGCGATATATCTCTTGGTCCAGGAACTGGCAGAGCCGTAATGGGTGGCACTTGGAGATGTATGGGACAAACATCAAACTCCCCAGGGCCAACTACTGGATACGACCGCCCAAGCACACTATTCTTAAGGATTTCATAAATGAACTATCGCAACGCAAAATACGTCACGGAAACAATCATCGACTGTGAGATAGAACACGAAGACTACGGTTGGATTCCTTACAGCCTCGACCCAACCGACGAAGACATGACGGTCAACAACGATGATCTTCTGGCTGCTATGGAGGCTGCGGGTGATGTCGCAGCCTACGTTCCCCCTACTCAAGCTGAACTGGACGCAACACTGTCTGAGCAGCTTCGAGGGGAACGTGACGGCCTCTTGGCTGAAGTTGACGCCATCGCTGGTAATGCCCTTCGCTGGGCTACGCTGTCAGCAGAGCAGCAAGCACCTTGGGCAACCTACCGACAGGCGTTGCTTGACGTGCCCCAGCAGACTGGCTTCCCGCATGATGTAACGTGGCCCACCACTAACCCTTCGGAGTAACCCCTGATGACAAAAGACGACTGGCACTTATCCAAGAGTGTCCCAGCTACCCTTATCCTCGGCCTAGTAACGCAAGGGGCTGCTATTGTCTGGACTGTGTCCATGATGATGGGGGACATCGACCGCAACACTCAGACGCTTACATCGTTTGATAGTCGGGTCACTAAAGTTGAAGATATGGTTCAACAGCAGGCTGTCTCTATGGCCCGCATTGACGCAAACATAGAAGCTATCCGTGCCTCTGTAGAGATCATGGCCGGACGCTAACAACAGAAAGACCACACACATGAAGTTAGACCCAATTGGCGGTATCGTCGAAGGTCTTGCTCTAGGTCTAGACGAACTATTCACATCAGAAGAAGAGCGGGCAGCAGCTAAGTTAAAGCTAATGACTATGATGCAGCAGCCCCACATCCTCCAAGCAGTCGCAAACATCGAAGGTGCCAAGCATCGCTCAGTGTTCGTGGCTGGCTGGCGTCCAGCTATTGGCTGGGTGGCCGCTCTTGGTTTGGCATATGAATACCTCGTCTTACCCTTCGCAAGCCTAATCAATGCTTATGCGGAACTCCCCGCAGACCTCCCCAACCTCCAGAGTGAGCAGCTTATGTCTCTCGTTCTGGCGCTACTTGGGCTTGGTGGTATGCGGACGTTCGAGAAGTACACGGGAGTAGCCAAGTGAGACAAAACTTTCCTAAGAGCCTAGCGATGCTTTTGGAACATGAAGGTGGCTACGTGAACCATCCGAAAGACCCCGGTGGTGCCACGAACTTAGGCATCACCAAGCGCGTCTACGAGAGCTGGATTGGACATTCGGTGTCTATTGAGATCATGCGTAACCTCAAGGTGCACCAAGCAGCACCAATCTATGAGACCAACTACTGGTCCAAGGTGAAGGCTGATGTGCTCCCCAGTGGCGTGGACTTCTGTGTGTTTGACTTAGCGGTTAACGCAGGTGCAGGTAGGGCTGCTAGGATGCTTCAGAGAGTGGTGGGGGTGAAGGCTGATGGTGCTATTGGTCCTATGACCTTAGCTGCTGTGGCCGCTATGGAACCGACCACCATCATCAACCAATACACAGCTAGACGTGAAGCATTCTATCGCCGCCTGCGTACCTTCAGTACGTTTGGGCGCGGCTGGCTCCACAGAAACAAAAAAACACAGATCGCTGCTCTCGCAATGGCAAGCAATCATAAGTAATCCCTGCCAGCCCACCCGTTGGTAGTCGCGTAGTCTGGGGGCGACTAGGGAACCCCAGACCTTTGAAAAGGAGGTGATCCAATTGTACAATGGAGCTATTCCTAACAACAGATTCAACAATGGATGGGTTGTTGGTCGCCTAAACTGAGAGGTCTAAGGCGACCTAACTTAACGCAGGTCTGGACTATAAGCTAATTCAGCTACGTCCCGATCTGTGTTTTTTGGACATTAAGACTGCTAGTTTAGGCAAGTCTCTGACGTAATACCCTATGTAACACCAGAACATAAAGTGAACGTCAGTGATTAGCCCTTGCCCTGTTGCTCAATTGAGCGCAATGATTCTTGTGATACTTCGGTATCTAGGGGGAGCTCGAAGAATCTGCTCGACGGAATCGCCTGCTCCCCCGACACTTATCCTTGCATCACATCATTGCGTTAGTTCCCTCCACGACACAGGAAACAACGGCTCGACGATTGCCTTGATCTGCTGCGCTACGTTAGCTGTCTCAGCTTGGCTGTCGCCCCATGAGCGCGTGTTGTAGAGTGATGCCCAAGCGTAGAGATTGCCGCTCCACACGAACTCGGTGTACATGGACTGCGGCAGTATCATACGGGCTTGCTCAGGGGCTACACCATCGTGGATCATCTGGTCGTATAGGTCTAAGACTTGGTTCATCGTTGAGTCAATCCACATAGGCGGCTGACATACACCAGATGAGCCTTGCTTCTTATCCTCAGAGCGCCCACGCCATACGTCTGGGCTATAGAACTCTGGCGTACTATCAACGTACCGACGAGACACCTCCGACCAAGGGTTAAACCCTGCGGTGTGCTTCTGTAGCTGACGGGCG